ATATAGAGGGTGGGATATAAATATCATCCCTCCCCCCCGGTCTCTATATTTTTTGATAAACTTTTCTGTAAATACCAAGAATATTAAATTTGACAATTTCATCGATTGCTCGATTAATTTCTTTTTCATACTCCTCGTCTGTTAAATCGTCGGAGGTTTTTGCAATACGGGCTAAATAATTACATGTATAATACTTATGGTCTTCGTCGAAGCGACGCCATTCATCCCATTGAGTGAAAGGATCGAATGGGTTGTCAATTGTTGTGAGCATTATAGAATCCATTACGATCCCTCCTTTATTGAATTAGACAATGTGGTAACAGAAACACCCAAAGCATCAGCAACCTCAGCAAGAGTGCGGCCTTGCTGTAAATAAATACGAGCACGGGCTATTTTGCTAGGGGTCATAGTTATTTGCGACTGGGGTGTTGCGAGCGCTTGGACGTCCTCCAGCTTTGTATTATTTAGAATCTGACTTAACAAAGAATTACTAATTGCTCCAGCTTCAATGGCTTCCCATTCTTTGGGCGTGATTTGAATTCTTTGTTTACTAGCACCAATACGTTCTCTCATATCTGCAAGAGTTTGACCTTTTAATTTCTTAATTTGTGCCGCATCCATATCAGGATTTGCTGCTCTTTTAGTTGCAATAATTTTATTACCAACAAGATGAACTTGTCTTTCTAAAGGAGCATTAGATAGAGCAAGACGTAGCTTTGCATTAAGAGAGGCTACTTCTTTAGCGTAAGTTGCTTTGGCAGAAGGAGAATACGCAGTCATTTTAATAGATGCGCTTTCTTTACGAGCAAGGTCTCCTAAAGCCTTCATTGCGTTGGCATAATCTGCATATACAATTTCAATTGTTGCGGGATCTTTACTCATTAATTTACGAGCATCATCCGCTTCGTACATCTTGGTGGATTTAATCTGGGACCTTACAAACTTACCCTTTGTATTGGTGTATCCCTCACCAGTAGGCGCAAACACTTTGGCCCCAGTCTTTGTATCAACCGAATAGGTATTCTTACGAACTAGGGTTCTTCCGGTAGCCTCAGCCTGTTCTTTTGTGAGTGCCTTTCTTTTATCCACACGTTGTTCAGATGCTGCTCTGCTTATTAATGTTGATGCACCACGTGGATTGGATAGGGTACCGCCTTGATACTTAACCTTTAATTCTGCGATACCATTATCGATGTAAGATTGTTTATAGTTAAGCTCATGTTTCTCGGCGTCGATAACAACCATGGAGTGTTTAACGGCCCTGGCTATTTCATCTAACGGCGCACCTTTTACTGTCATATCAGTAATCAAGTTAGATACCTTGCCCATTTCTTGCTGCTTTACTTTATTAGTAATGATGGGCATTCCTGGGTATTTAGGATATGCCGTTTTGGGGTTAAAGTTTTCAAGTTCCTTTAGAGATGGAGTTACCTTAATGGTCTTAGAATTATATGGAATGGTAATAACTGTATCTCCATCAAAGTCTGCACCAGATAACTTATCGGCCGTCTTTGACGTTATACCAATTGCATCTGTTGAGTTACCTAAAATATTTCTACCTTCAGTATTTCTTGTATTGTTGGTAACAACTGGTATTTCAAATGTACCAGCATGTGGATACCTAATTAATACTAATTGTTCACCATCTCTATAGTTTGGTGAATAACATTCGTTATCTTTTAAAGAATTAATTGGAATAATTACATTCGACGTTTGACGAGGCATTGCTGCTGCTTTTAAATGTACAGCCTTAGAATCGCAATCATCGGCAAACGAATCAAGCAAACGTTGTTTAACTGCTGGTTGCGTAATTTTTGAATACTGATCAAACAAATCTTTTTGGTCAAGATAGGCAAGATTTAATTGTTGTTTAGCCAATTCTGGAGCCTGCTTTGATAAGAACTGACTTGATAATGTTTTGCTCCAAGTTTGCCAACTTCCTTCAACGCCAGAATCTTGTTTACCAACAAACCCAACAATATTTAAAGCAGACTGCTGTTCTTTACCATTCTTATCTGTATAAGTAATTTGACGAATAGATGCTCCAAATTCATTAATCTTTTGCTTTCCGTCTTTATCTAAATAAATAGCAGCCCCATCATCTCCTTCAATTGTTGTGTTCATTTTCTTCATTGCTCCAAGCTTTCCAACAGAAGAATTTTTATTGGAGTTATAAACCACATCAACGCCATCTGGCATGTTATCTGAATAAATAGCCATGCCTTTCATATAATGTGTTTCATCAACTGCAATTCGAACTTGAGCATAATGTTTATCAGGAGGAAGTGCTAAATCGGCAACGCCCCTTCGAATCTGAATAATACCATCCATATCAGAACCAGACGGTGTATCATCATCAAATTGAACTTTGATTCGTTTTGAATCAATTGATACAGGAGGATTAACAGATTTATAAGTTTGCCCACCATCTGATGACCAATCTGTAATCATCCGAATATCTGCTGAATTCTTAGCTGCATAAACATAAGCAATTGTTGCATCTTGTTCATCTTTAGATTTCTTATTCCATTTGTCTGCATCTCGAATAACATAATCTTCTCTTGCTTTTGTCATAGTATCTGGCGACATTAAAACACGAACTGTAGTTTTATTTGATGTACCAAGCTGCGGGGTTTGAATATTTGTTACTACATATCCTTTTTGCTCCAACTCGGCAATAGATACATCCATTTTAGTTTTGGTAACTCCAATTTGTAAATGTGCACCAGTACCAATGTCAATCATACCTTTTTCATCTGCTTGTTTTTGTAGCATTTCTTTTGTAGCCTCATTAATTCGATGGCGCTCTTGTGTCTCTGGAAGTAGTAAATTTTTTACCGTGTTTGGACTAACACCCATTCGCTTAGCAATTGCCACATCTGAATATTGTTTAGCTTTTAAACGCCTTGCCATAGCTAATTGTGCGCCATACTTTGCTTCAGATTCCATATGAATCTTTGCTCGAAGCTCGGTTGAATTCTTTAACCCCAATGCTTTTGCAATTTCTGGTTCGGACATGCCTTTCTTTTTTAGTTCTGATACCTGAGTTCCAAAAGATTTTGATCTTTGTGGGTCTTTTCCGGATCCCCATGGGTATCTTCCACTATGTCTTGGGGTGCCCCAATGAACTAAAAACGCCATAAGAATCCTCCTTTAATATTTCAATTCATTAATGCGTTTATCGAATGCAATAATTTTTTCCATTATATAGATAATTTCATTTGCTTCTGGACTCTTTACTATTACTTCGTTTGATTGATAGATTCTAAGTTCTATATCAAGCATGTTTGGGTTCATATTATATTCAAGACAAAATAAAGCAGCGTATATTTCAAGTTGCTTTATTGATACTGGGCTTTTACCAGTTTTTAAATCATGAATCCGAAGTATATCATTTTTGAACGAAATAGTATCTGCTGTTCCAAATGCATTTTCTGAATAGAATAAACAAACTTCTGTGTTCATTCTAAAACCGATACCATCATTAACATACATGTTTAATGTCTTCTTTGTTTTAGGAAGTTTAACTCCTAAATTAATCATTTTATGTGCCAATTCATGTAGTTCCGTTCCTATTTGCGCAGCGCGCCAATTTGTATATACTTCCTCTAATTTTCTTTCATCATAGTTTATCCAAGAATATTTACTTGCAGATAGAAAAGCATGCTGTCCTTCCAGAATTTTATGTTTGTTAAAAATCATAGGCGATACCTCTTTTCTATCGCCTCTAATATTTGTTCTTTATTTTCTGGATAAACAAAAACCGCATTATTTTTTAGAGAAGATTCATTAACATAATAATTTTGATTTGGTTGTTTTGCCGAAGTACTTGTTCTTTTTACTTCAAGTAAAATATATTGTCCGTTTGGTAAATAAACGGTTGCATCTGGAAAACCTTGAACGTAGTTTGGGTCATTTGCAACAACTTCGGTGTCCGGAAAACGGGTGCGAATCTCGTTATAAAGTTTTCTTTTAAAATCCGATTCTTTTTCCACAAACCTCCTCCTCCTTTTTAGCAAAAATAAGAAGACAAGTTTAATAGTATCGCTAAATATCTATAACGACACCCTTATCTTCTCATTATAGGGGATGTTTTTCTTGCGATTAAAATAAAGATTTTAAATATCGATTCTCATTAAAATTTTCTTTCTTATCCAACGCTCTTCGTATAGATAAATCTATATTACTATCAGATATTAAATGATAATAATATAAATCTATAAAAGGAGTATTGATTCTATCTATTCTTCCAGATGCTTGTGTCAAAGATTTATATGAATAGGTTTGTGAATAAAATACAATACAATTTGTTAAAACACAATTCCATGCTTCTTGTGCTGCCATATATTGACACAAATATATCCACGAATCTGTATTCGGAATTTCTTCGTGTTTATGACCATTCCATTCAGAATATATAATATTATTTGTTTTGCAATAATTTCTTAATAAATCAAGTTCATAATCATAATTATAAAAGATAATAACTTTACTATGTTTTTGTAAAATACAATCAAGAGCAGAATATCTTGACAAATCAGAATTAATAAGTTTTCTTAAAAGATAACATAATTGTGAAGCGTCTCTTATTGGTTTGTTTTGATAAATATCCCATCTATCTTTTACAAGAATGTCATAACTGATTTCATCATAATCACATAAAATATCAATGTGGTGTGGAATAGTATTTCTTTGAAAATACATTCGCACTAAAACTTCATCTCGTAAACGAATAAGTTTTGCAACATTTAAATATCTATCAACTTTTGGATACTTCGTAAATCTACACCAAACAACATGTTCTCTTTCAAATTCTGTTTTATTTCTATAATATCCATTTGCAATAAACACAGGCATAAATTCAATCCAAGTGTCTGCTGGAGTAGCTGATAATAGAACCCATTTATTATTTTTTGTAATTTTTAAAAAAGATTTTGTCCAAGCGCCATAACGAACAACTTTTGTTTCATCAAATATAAAGAAAGCATCTTTAATAAACTCATATTTTTTTATGTTGTTCCAAGAATCAACTTTTGTTAGTTTTAAAGGAACATAAGATGCCTCTTTAATCCAATCTAAATCGTCCCTTTTTCTTGGAGTTGTAATCACATATATAGGAATATCAATGGTTGGTTTATGATATGTATGTCCTGGATAAATAGGTGTTTCTCCTTTTAAAACTTTTTCAAAAATATAAACCAAAGAGGTGAGAGTCTTTCCAGACCCAGTACCACCTTTTAAAATGCAACCATTATGCATTTTTTCAACTGCATAAATTTGATGGTCTTCAAGCTGAATCATACTCTCACCTCCTTTAAATTATTTAGTGTAGGCCGCCACCACAATGTCCATCGCAAACCTCACACTCTCCGCATCCGCCAACAGACTCTTGTGCTGAGTCAATTGACTGAGAATATTTTTTAGCAAGTTCGTCAATAGCCAATACAAAATATCCAGTTTTTAAATATGCTTTTATACCACTTTTACCAGATACTTCCCAAGAATATCCACGAAGAATCAAATCTACAGTTTCAAGTTCTGCAAAATCCAAAACATTAATATTATCTTCTGTAAGCCTTGACTTTTTATCATCAGATACAAGTATTACATTAGGAGGATAATTCCCAAAATTAACTTTTACAGAAATAATAGCTTGTGGCGCTTCGTCATCTTCTTTTTGTGACGCAAGCCATCGAACATTCCAGCCATCTTTTTCCATCGTTTCTGCAACATCTGTTGGAAGAAATACACAAAAATTGCGATTTCCTGCCGGATTATATTTACCTTCTGCTCCTGAAAAGTTTCTAAAAATAAGTCTTGCGTTATCGATTCTAATTTCATATTTATCCCTTTTGTTTTTAACTGTGCTCATTTGTTTCTCCTTTCATAATAGTAGCTTGCGCTACAATTGGTTCTTTTGGAATATCATTAAAACCAATAATATTGTTAGAATCATAATTTAAAGAATTAGCATCTTCTATGAACAAATTTACATCTCCGTATTTACTAATTTTATTTTTAGCATCTTCTAAAAGATTATCAAAATACTCCAAATTAATTTGGTCTTGAAGATTTAAAGTTCTAATAACTTCGCTTTCTTTCCATCTATATCCTTTTGTTCCACTAACATAACTATAACTATCGCCATTTTTTCTAAATAACAAACCACCATCGGTATTATCTAAAACCGGAATAAATGAACCTACTCTTCCAACATGAACATAATTGTGTTCACCTTCTTTTAGTTTTTCATTAAAATCCAAACAAATAACTGCAGGATTGGTTACAGATTTGGTTTGTTTAAAATCATCAAATATCAATGGTTCTTTAGAAAATAATTTCTTAAACACATATGGTTCTGCAAATTGTGCACCAACTGCTTCCCAGGTACCAATTTTCTTTTTCTTTTCTGCCCATTTATACTTTGCAATATAAACAGCATTATTCACCAAACACATTTTTTCAAATGTCGCTTCATGTTCAAATGTATAACCATATTTTTCTGCAAACTTTTTACAAAATTCAATAATTTCTGGGGTTGCATTTGGAATTTTAATAGAATCGGTTTTAATATGAGCGACAATAAATCCTTTATTCTGAACTTCATCTTGAAGCGTTCTCATAAATAAAGCACCACGAAGCGCAACAATATTATTTTTATTTCTACTATCTCGCATTGCATTTTCAAAAGACGCACTTGTTAATCCATATGCACTATTTAAAGCAATTTTTAATGCATATGCCAAATCGTCTATCTTTGTTTCGTCTTTGAGATATGGCTCCAATTTTCCACCCAACATGTGTCTTGCTTTATCCAATTCTCCATTCTTAATTGCCAAACGAGCATCGCGCAAATCTTTATAATTTTTTGTAAATTCCCCAAAATAGTTTAAATTAATAATACTTGCTGGATGCATACTTTGAACGTCCAGCAAAGTAACATTTGTATACATTCCTGGTTCGGCATATACATATCCGCCCATTCCAACATCTGTTCCTCGATACATATTATGCATCTTTTTATCGTCGCCAAGAATAAACTCATAACCAGGAAATATCTCTTCAAGATTAGTATAAACCAATTGAGGATTTTTAACATCTCCAAAAACAATTTTGGTTGTTAATTGATTTGTTGTCATATTGGGTATTCCATCTGCTAAATCGGCAAGAATTAATCTAGCCATCCAATCTGCTTGGCGCATCTCAAATACTGCTTCTGTCGCATCCACATCGTCTCCACAATATTCAACAGCTTGCGACCAATATTTTTCAGGAAGGGGTTCGTTGAAATCAAATGGGAGTTCATTATGTTTTAAACCAAGATCAATTTGCCACTTTTTTAAAGACTTCTTTTCAGAACAAAAGTCATAAACATCTGTATATGCAATTGAATATGCTTCTCTAAACCCATATCTAACAGACCCTTCTTTTGATATAATTTTCTGACTTAAATCAAAAAGTTGTTCGTTAGAATATCCAATATATCTTGCATATAACATGTGGTCATCATATCGTTTATTATTATATCCAACAAGTTTGTATTCCAATATTTTTCCAATTTCTTGTGGTTTTGGATTTATTAAAGAAATCTTTTCGCTCTTTCCTCTAACTTTATAAACCACTATGAAAAGATTTTTAAATACTTCTACATCATAAAATACAATTTCGCCTTTGTTTGAAATATCAATATTATTATCTACAGGGTCGTGTGGCGATGCCCACTTCATTTTATTAACCAAATCAATACAATAAATACTATTATTTGTTGATTGAGCCGCAAACGCCAACACCGCAGGTTTCATATCACTTACATCATAAATTACTCCACTATTATAAGCTTGATCAAGAAGAGTAAATATAAAATCACATTCTGGTTTTGTAGCACCATGAAATTCTTTATTTAAACATTTCTTAATCATAACACGAAGATGATTTTCATCTTCAATTATTTTTTTATCAACCAAATTTGAACCTCCTTTCCGAATATCAAACTCTAATCCAGAAGAAAGGTTGGTAATCTTTTCTGAATTACAATATGTTAATTGACGACGAAGACTTGAATTACCAGTAAAAACTTTAACTTCAATATCTGGTGCAAATATCCTTTTT